GAACTGTTGCCAGAAGTCGCGATGGGAACGCTGTTGGCAATAAAAGATATGGGCGACAATAATGGCAGCAACTAAAAAACTATCGATCCGCTTGTCTGCGACAGGTGGAGAGCAGTTGCGCCGTGAGTTTGGCAAGCTGGGTAAAGAAGGCCAACAAGCCTTTCATAAAATCAGCCATGCCACCGCTCCTGCAAGTGCCGGGTTAAAAGCCGTTGATGCATCCGCCCGGGCATTAAATGGCGTCTTGCGTCAGGCTGCCGGATTAATTGGAGCATACGCAGGTATTCAAGGCATTAGCCGCTCGCTTGGGTTTATTGTATCAACCAACCGTGAGTTTGAGCGTTTACATGCCAGCTTGAAAACCGTGACAGGATCGGCGCAAGGGGCAGATCGCGCCTTCAAAATGATTGAGGATTTTGCCTCTTCCACACCGTTTAATGTGGAGCAGATCACCGAAGCCTTTATCAAGCTGAAAGCCTTGGGGCTTGATCCCTCTCAAGAAGCGCTGATGTCATACGGCAATACCGCTTCTGCGATGGGTAAAAACCTGATGCAGTTTGTGGAGGCCATTGCCGATGCTGCCACAGGTGAGTTTGAGCGTCTGAAAGAATTCGGGATTAAAGCCAGAACCCAAGGAGAGCAAGTATCTTTCACCTTTCAGGGCGTGACCACCACGGTTGGTAAAAACGCTGCTGAAATTGAGAGTTATCTGCGCCAGATTGGGAATGTTCAGTTTGCCGGGGCGATGTCCGAGCAAATGAACACGCTCGGCGGGATATTCAGCAATATTCAGGATAATTTTTCCAAGCTGGCCCGTGAGGTTGGTGCTGGCGGTTTGAATGATGCCATTCGTGATGTCGCCATCAGCCTGAAGGAAACAACCGATAGCGGCAAACAGGCAGCGCGGGCTTTGGGTGAAACACTGGGCGGCGTTGTGCGCGTTGCTGCTGATGGGCTTGGATTTCTGGTTCGCAATGCCGATTTGGCAGTTGAAGGTTTGACGGCGTTACTGATTGCCAGAACGGTCGGTGGTGCCATTACGGCCATGAACGCAGCCATGCTCGGCAATGCCGGAGCCATTGTCGGTTTTCGCTTAATGGCGCAAGTCTCTGTGGCAGCGGCAGCCAAAATGGTGATCGCCGAAGGAGCCGCTAAATTAGCCACCTTGGCGATGGTTGGACTTCGCAATGTCATGCTGTTACTGGGCGGCCCCACCGGGATTGCCATCATTGCAGGATTGGCTCTCTATAAGCTGGCCCAAGGTCATGACGCAGCCGGAAAAGCTGCAAAAGACCATGCCGCCGAAATGGAGGAATTGCGCGAAACCGTCAAAAAAACAACGGATAATATTGAGGAGCTGAATGCCGCTTCACGCAATGAAGCCTTGGCGCGGTGGACTGAGAAACTCAATATTGCCCAAGAGAATATCCGTGAAGTCACCAAGCAACTGAAATACGGTGCAATCGGTGGTTTTTGGGATCAGTTCTCGCGCTTTGGCAGTGATTTGCAGGCTGAGCTGTTTCAGGTTCGGCGTGCCTTTCAAACAGGCCGGATCACGGTTGAAGAATATCAGGATGCCTTATGGGCTCTGGCGGTCAAATATCCGGACTTCACGGAAAACGCCAAGGAAATCCAAGAACAGATTTTGGCATTGCAGGCTGCAGAATTGGCTGCAAAGCGTGCAAGCGATCAATTGGATCGATTGCGCTCTGATGTTACACAGATGGCAGCCGCGCAGGCTAATCCACAAACACCGCAAGCGCCGACCCAACCAGCAGCACCGCAACAGTTGGGCGATAAAGAGGAAGAAAAAATCCGCTCCTATATTCAGGAGCTTGAAGCCGAAGAAGCGGCACTGCGTCGGCTCATTGAGGCCAGATCTACTGAAGGAATGAGCGTGCAAGATGTGCTGATTCTGAATGAACAGGAACAGGCCTTGCGGCGTTTAGGTATTGATTTGACGCAGATGCAAACCGAAGAATATGCGGCCTATGCACAGCAAATTAGAGAATTGATCAGCCGCACATATCAGCTTGAGGAGGCAGAGGACCGCTCACAACAAGCGACCGAGCGCCACCAAGAGACGGTTGATGAGATTACCCGTGCATTCCATGGCCTGAAATCGGAAACCGAGCAAGCGACACTGAAAGCCATTCAGTGGCGTGAAGAGGCCCTGGCAGGCCTTGACCAAACGCGAGCTGGCTACGAGCAATTTCGCGCTCAGGTCGAGGAAGTGTTTCAGCATATGTTGGCTGAAGCGCGAGACAAGGATTTGCAAAATTCACGCCGCTGGGAAGATGGCCTCAAGCGCGGTTTTCGGGAAGTGATGGATCAAGCCGAAGATATGGCATCCCAAACCCAGCGGCTGGTCACTAGCGCCTTTAAAGGTATGGAAGATGCGCTGGTCTCGTTTGTCACAACGGGTAAGCTCGATTTTAAGTCTCTGGCAGACTCGATCATTGCGGATCTGGTTCGTATCCAAGTTCGACAGAGCATTACACAACCCCTGTCAAATGCTCTGGGCACTATCGATTTCGGTGCTCTGTTTGGCGCCGCCCATACCGGTGGTGTGATTGGAGATGATCTTCTTGCCAGTCGTCATGTTAATCCTCAAATCTTTGCGGGGGCACCGAAGTTTCACGGTGGCGGTGTGGTGGGCAGTGAAGTGCCGATTATCGCCAAACGTGGGGAGGCAGTCTTTACTCCTGGGCAACTTCGTTTGTTAAGCGCAGGGCTCTCGACGCGTGGACCGGTTCGAGTGGAAGTCAACGTTCACAACACAGCACCGGGTATAGAGGCGCGCACAGAGAGCACACCTCTGCCAGATGGTGGGAGCCGATTGGACATCATTATCGAGCAGATTGAAGGTCAAATGACCCGTAATGTCGCGCGAGGCAAAGGATTAGCTCCAACCTTGGAGCGGCGTTATGGACTGAACCCAGCGGCCGGGAGTTATCGATGATCACATGGCCAGATACACTCCCGCTACCCACGCTTGACGGCTATGGCATTCAGCCTGGCGATGCCATTTTGCGCACAGAAATGGAAGCCGGTCCCGCGCGTCAACGCAGGCGGTTTACGCAAGTCCCAAGCCGCGTATCTGTGCGCTGGATCATGCGACGCGATCAATTTGCTCTGTTTGAAGCATGGTATCGCTGGCAAGCCAAGGAAGGCGGGGCCTGGTTCGAGATTGAGTTACTGGGAGGACTTGGCTTGTTAACCCAGGAAGCCCGGTTCACGCGTCAATTTCAGGCCCAGCTCTTAAGCGGCACTTTGTGGGAAATACGTTCTGAGCTTGAAATCCGTGAGCGTCCAGTCTTGGAAGAAGGACTGCTCAATTTGCTGCTGAGCGAAAATTCTCAAGGCATTTTGGATGCCTCATTGAGCTTTCATGTTCTGGTGCATCAGACCCTGCCGCAGCGCCTTTACTAACTCAAATTCAATAAGGAATGATAGATGACCTTGCAGACCGACCTGCAGGAAGCGGTTGCGCGTGTCCAAACGGACAGCCAGCTCCTGCATACCATTATCCACGGGGACGATCAGACAGATGTCCTTACTGAGAACGGTCTGGTGGGCTCTCTTGCCAAGCTGTTGATGGAAGCCGAGACACGTATCAACAGCGATGCAGATAGCATTCTCAGTCAATCTTTGGTGGCAGCGGAAATGGCAGAGCAATTTGCCACTGGGGCATCCAATGAAGCGGATCGCGCTGAGCAGGCAGCAAATGACGGGTTAGCTGAAACCCTCGAAGTGCTCGACTTGGTGCAAAGTAGTGGTTCTGAAACCTTGGCGCAGGCCGAGGCAACATTGCAGGCTATTTTGGCGAAATTCCTCGCCGTTGGATTGCCAGACTCTTTGGTCGGTGCGGCCGGGCAACTCTTAAAAGTCAAATCCGATGAAAGTGGCTACACCTTGGTCAACTCGGCTGCCTCGCCGCGTTTTTATGGGTTTTCGATGTCAGGCGATGGGGCTGAACTGCAGCTGACGGAGGGACAAGATGACTACATCTCAGATCAATTTTCTGCCTGGATGATATCTGAAGGGGTCAGCTTTTCGATCGAAAAGAATGCATTGGTGATGACGATATGAGCTTGGATATATCAACCCTTGGTTACCGCTGGAGAGGTATTCAAAGTGACTATCTGTCTTACCGAAAAGGTGATGTGGTTCGAAAAGGCTCCGGCACGGAGGTCTTTGATGGCGTCCATTGGTTACCTTTTGCCCTTGGCCAGCAGGCGTTAACTCAACATGGACATCTCATGGCAGGTGTGCCCATCTTGCCAGGTGCACCCGCGATGCAGCTGCATATGAGTGCATCCGGTGCGTTGGAATACCGCTTTACTCAAGATCGCAATGCCACCCGAGCCGTGGCGCTAATGAATCTGGATAACCGAGGCGATACGGGTGGAGGTAAAACCCAGTACCATGCGATGGCCATTATGACCGATGGATCAGTGCGCGCCTGGGGAGATGAGCGACAAGGTCATCTTGGCAATGGTGTAAACAGCGATCGCGCACGCACTAAACCGGTCCCTGTTGGCTTTCCACCGGAGACACCACCGATCGTCTCGCTTTTTAAAGGTTACAAAAGCACCTATGCCATTGACGCGGATGGCATGCTGTGGAGTTGGGGGCAGAACAATCACGGGCAGTTAGGTCTTGGCCATACAAGTGATACTTCCATACCCCACAAGGTCAACGGGCGCGGGGACTTACCGACCAGTCGCAAAATTACAAAAGTTGCTGTGGGTGATTGTGGCTATTACGGCTACAAGGCTGCGATCCTGATTGATGAGCTTGGACTGTGTTACTGGGTTGGTCATCAACGCTATTATGCAGGCGGTGTGGGTGATAACGATCAACATAATGCGCCCAAACTTATCCATCGATCGCTCGAAACACCCATGGTGGATGCTTGGGTATTGGGGCATTACCATATGGGTTCATTCCTGCTGGATGTAAAAGGTGTGCTCTACATGGCGGGTGAGCAAAACACAATCAGCCGCCTGCAAAACAACGATAATCCCAATTCAATGCACGAGCCGTGGCCACCGTCATTTTCAAATCCGGTCAGGTCAATTCGTGGAGAAGAGTCGGATTGGCATGGTGCTGACGGAAGTCAGTATTACCGCAACTACATGATCATTCATCAAAACGGATCAATCAGCACCTGGGGGCATAACAACTACAGCTCCCATGTGCCCGGTGCGGAGTCCTGGGTTGCTACGCTTGATCCACGCATCAACAATGTGGTTGATGGGTATTGTTCAGCGGGGCATTACGACCAGTGCGTTGTTTTACGAGGAGATGGTTCGGTTTGGGGCATTGGCTACAACGGTTACAACAGTCTGGTGGCACCTGGTGACCGCAATAGCTGGTACAACCTAGCCAGCGGTTCGTCCCTTATTAGCAACATCACCAAAATCCAGGGCGGAGGCTGGGTGCACGCAAAAATGGGTGCAGGCTTACGCGCCGATGGCATGGTGGTGAAATGGGGACGCAACCAATCGGGGTCTGCGGGTCATGGCTTCGCTGACAATAACGCGCCA